GCAGTCAATAAAACCATCCGGCATCCTGCGCATCGTGTCCATGCAGTTCTCGTTGTATATTTTGTTTACATCTATCATCGAGGTTTTTTATTACATTTCTATTGGAAGGGGTGAAAAAAATGCTGACTGGCTGCACATATTGTAATGCTTCCTGTATGGCTCGGGTACATCAAAAATAAAACAACCCATAGGGCATCCGGACATCATGGAAACATCGTCCAATATGATGCACACCGGTGTGAAGTGTTTTGTGATCCGCGCCTGACGCTCCGGATCAAACTCATGCACCCACCACACTTTTTTGTATTTCTGGCTTTTCATGTTTTTGGTTTTGTAGCGCTGAAATATTTATGTTTTTTGAAGCGTGTCATTTCTTTTCCTCCTTTAATTCAAGATACCCTAAGCTAAAGTAGGTTGTGTGTTCGCTATATCCGTAATTTGGATGGGTGTCACACATCCAGTTTCCGTTTTGTCTTTTGGAGAAGACGCACTTTTCTATAAATCCAGCTTCTATGTAACGCCTTGCATTAGATACAATATCTCTTGATTTCAGTGGCTTCTGGGGGTAAGGAATCCGAAAAATCAAATTAAAGCAATTACTATCCTTGTTTGTTTCCCAACAATCAATCTCTTCAAGTATTGCTTCCTTAAACTTTTTGGTGTAAACTGCTTTCATAAGTATGGTTTTTGGTTTTTTAAAATTCTTTGTTTTACATACGCAATTTTTTGTTCTTCCGATAAGTCAGTAAAGAACTGAAATGCTATTGCTTTACCATTAAGGACATTTATTGCAGATCTCATCCTGCTCAGGAAGGAGGTGTGTTTTGGTTCATAGTTGAGTGGTTTAGCAATAGTCCAACCTTCTATGCTTTTGCCCTCTATAACTACTGAGCTTTTTTCTGTCGGCTGAAGGGGATAATCGTTTACCAGTTCGTCAATTAAAATCGTTTCCATAGGTTTGGGTTTTATTTACATACTTGCCTCTCCCACTATGCGCTTTGTGGGGGTTGCGTGGCGTTGTTTCACTATGTACGGAGCAGGCATATCTTTGAGTCCGCACCAGATACATCCTGCGGTGGTTATCACCATATCATCGAACATGCCATCTACTGCACCCATCCTGCCGTTGTCTTTCTCCTCGAACACATCCATCTCGTCCACGGCACGTACATCCCTTTCAACGTAGTCTCCTTCACGGGCAGCAGCATATAGGGCATCAATGATCATTGTCTTTGTCTTGCGGTTGGTAACAAAGCCATAGCGTATCGGGGCTCCCTGTTTTATCTTGTCAGGATCTGTCCTCGAGTACAGGTTCTCATAGTGTTCGGCTATCTCGTCAAGGATGGTATAGAAGTGTCCGCCGCCATCGTCCTGCCTGTCCAGGCTGTTATCTTCCACCACCAGCAGGGCGTTACAATACCACTGGGCTGCCTGTGTTGCTATCCATGCCAGCTTATCCTGATCAATATTTCCTCGCCACGTACATACAAACTCCGGCTTTTCGTTCTCCATCATCCAGTAGCGGTCAAGCACACGCACCACGGATTTGTTGGACTTATGGTGTCTGCCGCCAATATCCACGAACACCACGTAGCGGTGTTCCATATCTATTGTGTGATCGGGCTTTGTCCAGACCCAAAGGTTGCCTCCTGGCTGTGGATGAAACTCAAGGTTTTGTAGTGATCCAGGGCCGGTGGCTTCATCTCCACGCAGCTCCCCCCTCTCCTCTGGCTCCATACAGGTAATGCGAAGCCTTTGAGTGTATTTGTGGGGAAATATCCTGCGCCCGGTAGACACAAAGGCCGCTGACGGCGACTCCGGATATTCTTCGCTCATGGCCTCGTCAGAATAGTTTTCTTCCTTCTGAAAGGTTCTGTGCCACAGGATGCTTTCAAGCGTCGCCCCCAGCCTCCACAGATCCCACTCCTTTTCGTTCATCGTCTCAATGAACTGCGAGTAGTTTTTATCTTCTATAAGAATCTGATATTCTTCGATTTCAAAGAAGGGAATAAACACGGGCTTGTAGCCCGACTCACCTCTTTCAGACTTTATCCATTCACCGTGAAAAAAGTTGCCCACGCCGTTTGCAGTGCTTTCCAGGGCAATAAGGGTGTATTCTTCCCGGGGGATGGTGCTTCTCAGGTTCTGCATAAGGCCCTCTGGTGACTTGTTTATTGTGGCAGGCCAGAAAGCGCATTCGGAAAGGTGTAGCATCTGGAAGGTAAAGGCTCGCAGGTTGTCAGGTTCTTCATACGAACCAATACCGACCACACAGTTTCTGCCGTCTATCTCCCTGTTTTTGGAGCTTTGCCGATAGGGTTTAAGGTGTATGTCGAACACCTGCTTTGGATGATAGTCTGCCACGGTGTCAAACATGCCTCTGATGTGTAGTGCCTGGTTTTCTACCGTTGTGCATATTGCCGACCCCCACCCGGCCTTAAGGAAAATCTGTATCCATCCCATATACAGGCGTAAAAGCGTGGACCCGCCCCACTGTCTGGCTTTAAGCAGCACGACACGTATGGGAACACCTGAAAGGCGCATACCTTCCAGCACAAGCAAAAACTTGCGCTGCGGGTAGTTCAGAACAAACGGTATCACCCTGGCCAGCTTGTCACGTATCTTGGCACACAGGGCTCCCCAAAACTCAAAATCGTATTGTATCCTTAGCCTGATAAAGGCAGGCATGTTTTCCTGCGCATGGCTTTTGTTGTCGTGGGCCAACGCAAAAAGCTCTGCCAGAGACCCCACCTTAAGGGATGCCTGCACAATCGGCTCTGCTTCCATTGCCATAGGAAGGTAGACTGTTTCCTTCTGCGTCATAGGGAAAGGAAACCTTTCCAGGGGGCTTCCTTCCCCGGTCAGCGGATCATAGAAGGAGTACAGCGTGTTGAGCCTTTCTCTGTTCTCTTCAATAATCTTCTGCATGTTGCATTCTCTCTACACCCTCACGAAACTCCTTAGACTTCATCAGTTCATTCACAACCCTGCCAGCGTATGCTGGCGTAAGATGCATTTTTTCGGACACAAACTCCATAAGTCTGCCCTTGGCCGCCAGGGGATACTCTTTTTGATACTTCCAATAGAGATAGAGCATCTTTTTATCCCTGTTGCAAAGCCTTTTTCTTGTTTCGAGCATAATTATCTGTTATGGTCGCAATTATCGGTGTAAAGATAACATCTCTTTCGTATATAGAACGTGTATTTTTACAAAAAGATATTAACCGCTCTATATGAGTTGTTATCTATTCGTATTATACACTATTATCAAACCAACACAACGCACTGATGATTGAAGAAAAAACCCAGGAACAGGAGGGTACCCATGTGGCTGGCGACATCCTGAATCCAGAGAGCATCACAGACTCCGGGGATGAGCCACAAGATACATCATCCCCAGATGGAGAGGGGCAAGAGACCCCCGACCCCGAGCAGCTCGAAGAAGAACAGGGCGAAGATCCCCAAGATGAGCAACCCGAAGAAGAACCACAGAAGTCAGAGGACACACCGGATGAGCCGGAAAAAGCATCTGATGAGCCCGAAGAAGAACCAGACGAGCCCAAGGAGGAGCCGGAGGGCAAGCTCTCTGACAGCACCAGATCCCTTGTGGGCAAGTATTTGCCAGACGAGGAGTTTGACAACGACCAGGATGCTTTGCAGGCGTTGCAGGACAAGGTGGACGCAGACCTTGATCGTTTAAAACAGAACGACAAGGCTAACAAGGAGCTTGTGCAGATCTTTCAGGACCACCCCGATCTGGTGGACCTTATTCACCTGGTGCAAAGGGGTGCTACTGTCGCCCAGGCTTTGCCATTCATCACAGGCGAGAAAGACCCCATCTCCGATCTGTCAGAAAACGAAGAGGAGTGGGCAAAGCAGGCCAAAGAAAAGGCATCCGAGAGGGAGAAGCGCAAGAAGGGTGTTGAGGAGATCAAGGCCAACACCCAAAAGAGCTTTAAGGCCATTGATGATTTTGCAAAAAAGAACAAAATGGATCAGGAATCCACAAAATCCTTTTTGGGTGAGGTTGACAGAATTTACACAGAAATATCCAGGGGGCAGATCACCGAGGACACCCTTAACCGCCTGTTAAAAGGCATCAGCTATGACAAAGACCTCAAAGAGGAGGCTGAGAAAGCTGAGATACGTGGGCGCAACGAGGGTATTGACCAGGTGAAGGGGAAAGATAAAAAGGGCGACAAGCTGCCGCACCTGAAGTCCAAAGCAACCCAAGAGGGGGATGTTAAAGAAGATACCCCGGAACAGATTTTCGGGAGAAATATTGAATCGTGGGATAAAGACCGCCCATTCTAAAGATAGTTTTTGCTGTGGGGCAGGCGCATCACATGCAAAGCAATTAACCTAATGTTTAATTAAAATCCTAAACAAAATGAAAACACAGATGAATCTCAAACGCATAGCCTGGGGGCTGCTTGCCATTGTATTGACGATGGTGGTTGTGGCTCTTGGTACTGCTGCGTTGGCTGCAATCATTGGGGGAGGTGCTATTTTGGCTAATACGCCTGCCGGATTAGCAGCAGACAAGACCGTCACTACAGAGGTGGCCAAGGATAAGTCACCCAACCTTCTTAGGCCTGACATATCCAAGAAGATTACCAAGATCATGCCTGCGTCCACCCCCTTGGACACGCTCATAAGGGAGGCTGGAGCGCACGAGTTCACAAAAAGTATAGACTTTAAGTTCTATTCCAGTGAGCTGCGCCCGTTCCAGGACGAGGTAGATGAGACGTTTGCCTATAACGCTCAGGCGGGCAGCTTTGACATTAAAGTAAAGGTGCACCGTATCTGGCAGGCTAACGACACAATCATCTTCCACGACCTTGTGGGCGAGGATGGCAAGAGCTTGGTAGGACATATTTTAAGCGTGAACCGCAGTGCGTCCACCATTAAGGTGGTATTCCTCAACGGATGGGATGCATCGGACACAGCCTCACATGGCAAGGCTTCACAGCCATTTTCAGACCATGCTGCAGGAGCGGAAATTGACGAGAACACCAAGGTAGGCAGGCTTGGCAATGCCAAGGCTGAGCTTGATGCGCAGACGGCTGCATACGGTCATCTGCCGACAGACAAGTTTAACTACATTCAGGCGCACATGACCCAGATCGAAGAATCTCTCTGGCAGAAGGTACACAACAAAGAAGTAGATTGGGATATACGAGATATGCAGACCCTTTCGCTCTTTGACCTTCGCTGCCGCATGGAGGCCACTTCGCTCTTTGGCGTGAGGGCTGTGATAACAGACACCGAGAGGGCAGATAACTCTGACCCGCTGATCTATCATACTGGGGGTGTTATCCGCTTTATTGACCGCCTTATCGACACTGGCAGTCCGTCATCGAGCATCAGTGATGCTGATTTTGGCAGCTGGACAAAACAGATTTTTGTTGGTAATGCCGGATCAGACCGCAGGTATCTGTTTGTGGGAAGTGATTTTAATGAGCGCCTTATGAAGGTGCCGCATATCTCCAAGCAGATTGACGGCAGTTCTACCGAGATAATGTATGGCATCACCTTTAGCAAGATCGAAACCAACTTCGGACTGCTTTTGGTACGTCACCACCCGCTGTTTGACTATCACGGCTTTGCCAACAACGGCCTGGTGCTGGATATGAACAACATCCGCAAGAGGGTCTTTACCGGTATGCCGATGAGAGTACGCAAGCTCGACCTTATGAGCTCTGGTATCAAGAGGGCCAATGCCTATGTGCTGGAAGAAGCATTCGGACTGGAGGTTCGCTATGCCGACACCCACGCCATTTTAAGGCCAACACCTGCTTAATAACCTGGTGCCCGGAAAGGGGGGGGGACCCCCCTTTCTCTGGGCGCCCAATATTTATCTATCATGATAAAGAAAACATATCGGAGCAAGCATTATTTGTCGCTTAATGTAGTGATTGAGACCGAAGGCGGAGAAAGAATATCCTGTAGCTTTACAGGCGGGTTGAGCACGCCTGTTCGCGTGACCGGATCTTACCGCACAACAGACGAGCGGATACATCGGGCTCTTGAAAAGCACCCATGGTTTAATGTTGAGTATTTCTTACAAAACACCATTGTACGTGATCGGCCCATACAGAAAGAGCCTGAAAAGAAGCCGGAGATAAAAAAAGAACCATCCGGTGACGGGAGGGTGAGCGAGGCTGTCAGCGCACAAGAGGCCCGTGAGGAGCTTAACAAGACCTATGGGGTGCCTTTTTCAAAGCTACGCAACACAGATCAGATAATTGCTAAGGCCGATGAGCTTGGCATTAAATACCCAAAATGGCTTAAAGAATGACACGGGCTGGCCTTATAGACCTGGTGGCGGCTGTTATGGACGAGATAAACCCTTTAAGCGAGGGTGAAACAATCCTTAACCCGCAGATAGACGCACAGCTTGATCAGGCAGCAATATCGCTTGTTCAGATGCTGCCCCCGTCTATTGCCTGTCCTGTGAACGCCAACCCGTTGCCTTTGAGCCAGAACCATAAAGAAGATTTTTCAATAGATGTAGTTTGTCCTCCCGACTTTGTGCGCCTGCACCGGTTAAAACTAAAGGACTGGATACGATCAGTTACCATCCTTTACCCAGATGGAGACAGGCTCCTTCTATTGCAAGATTATGTGCATGTACGCAGCACGTTTCGCAGACCCACGGCCTCACTGTATCATGTGGATGGGTTGGATATATTAACGTGTTATCCGCCCCCAAAGGAAGATAGCCTTAGTGACCCCCCGGAGGATGCCGTGGAGGAGTTTGTCTATGTGCAAAGACCTGACAACGCACAGAGCATAGACAACAGGCTGGCCGATCTATTGGCGTGGAACGCTGCGGCAATAGTGTATTCTATTGCAGGGCAGACGGATCATGCAGAACTGTGTCGCAACCGTTTGGCTGCGATGATAGAAACTCAAGTAAAACACCTGTGATGGTAGAGCACCTGGAAGATAAAGACGTGATCACCATAGACCTCGAGAAGGTCTTTGGCAGGGTTGTCATGCTGTCGGCATATCAGGCCGAGAAGGCAATAGACGAAGAACATCCCGTGGTTCTTGTGATGGGCCAAGAGGACACTCCTTTATTTTTGGCACACCTTGATCCGGTAATAGCTGACATCAGAGGGCTTTTTACATATCGCACGGAGGGAGTAACAAGGGAGGATGACGACCTTGTTATTGAGATAAAGAAAAACCATATAAGCTCCGAGGGCCTTAATGCACTTGCACCGGTGCTGTTTGAATGTATAGCGAGGGGGGTGCTGGCACAGTTTCAGACTGGTGCCAAGGGATACAGGTTTGTTCAGGAGGACAATGAGCGCAAATATGGTGAAATGCTTAAGCAGGCTGCGGCAATAGCAGCTTTTCGATCAGACAAAAAACAAAGAATAACATCAAGATTTTTATAGCATGAAAAACTTTAAGAAAAAAACCGAGTGGCACAGCGGCAACCGTATATGGAGGCGCAAGCTGGTGGAAAATCTGGATAAATACTTTGAACTTATCCTTACAGCTCTTTTGGACGAGGGGGTAATTACAGAGGAAGACCTGACAAATGCAGATATTGACCCGCCTGATACGGAGAGCTGATGAAAAGGGTGCATGTGAACATAACAACACACAAGCGCCCCAACCTATGTCTGTTCGTATTACAGCAGATATATGAACAATCCGGGGAATACAATGTCAGCGTATCAGTATTTCATGATAGGTGTGACAGCGACTACTCCATGGTGAAAGAATACTGTGAGGGGCGGGGATATGAGTACATAGTAACCCCCAAGCATTTGGGCAAGTGGGAGTTTTGGCGGCTCAACAACAGGATGTACCGCCATCTGGAAAAAAAAGACTATGACTACTATGTACAGATGCAGGATGATCTTGTCCTTGTTGACGGCTTTTTCAGCAGGCTGATACCTTTGATTAAAGACCAGTACACCTGTATTAACTATCTTATTTTGAAGTCAGCAACCAAGAGGTATTGGAACTTTCAGCGCAGGAGGATAAACGGGGTAACGCTCATTGAAACAGGGTGGATAGATAACCACTTTTGCACCACAAGACAGGTTATGACTGGTTTTCGTATCAAAAGAAACTGGCGAAGCGTCCGTAAAAACCCGATGAAGTCATCAGGAACGGGAGCAGAACAGTCTGCGGCATACGCTCAGAAAACAGGTCGCAAGGCACTTTCATTGCGATATTCCTTGTGTGAAGAGGTGGGAACACGCAGTGTCATGCACAATTCATTGTATGAAAAGAGGCATCGCCGGGCCTGGGTATTTGATCTGCGCAAGGCTGATGAGGCTTTCGTGCAGAATAAGCGAAAAGAGGCTATTAAAAGCATCCTTTTTTACCCCGAGGCGTTGCAAAGCCACTCAAAGCTCTTTTTTGCTTTGGAAAAGCTCGGCATCTGCCATCACGTCCACCGAGGCGCACCCCATGAGTTGTCGTTTTTCTGGAGGTACAACGGGGGCGTTATGAGGCGCAAAAAAATGCCCAAGGGAATGATCAACAGGGGTTGTACCGACGTGTCAAAGACAAGGGTAGCACAGGTGTTTGACGATATTATGGTGGATCCACAAACCTATGTGGGTCCGGTGGTGAGAAAGACAGAGGCACAATGCGACAGGAAGGAAACCCTTATTATGTGTCCTGCCCCCAAAGAGGACGGGTACATATACCGCAGGCTCATTGACACCAGAGAGGGGGATGAATATGTTGACTATCGCCTGTATTGGTTTGGCGGCCCCGGCTACCTTGTCAAAAGGTACAAAAACGATATGCTGGCAAAAAGATACAGCCGGTGGGAGCTTGTGCCGCTTTCTCTGATACCGGAAAAAAAGATGCAGGACATTGAAAGGGGCTGCAAGAAGTTTGGGTTTGACTTTGGAGAGATTGACCTGTTAAAAAACTGTGAAGGGTGGTTTGTCATTGACCTGAACAATACCGCAGGCACACCCAGATGGTTCAAGGGCAGCAAAGAAATGCAAGACCTTTTTATACAACATACCAAAGAGTTTATATATGAAAAGATCCGTTGACGTATATATGGCTGCAATGTATCGTAGCAGGCATGTTCTACACGCCGTTAGAACGCTGTGGCGTAACCCGGAGGTTGCCACCGTTACCGTCGTTCTGAACAAGTGTGATGACAGGCAGTATAACGAACTCTCGTCGGAGCTCAAACTTATGGGATGCACCGTGTACCGGGGCGACAATTCAAAAGGGTGCAGCCATAAGATACAATACATTGCAGAAGGAACATCACAGTATGTTTCCCTGTGTGATGATGATATTCTATACCCGAAAGACTTTTTTAAGGTTCTCATTGAGAAGTGTGAACAATATCAGGGCGCTGTAGGGCTTGGGGGAAGGATACTAAAGCCAGCGATAGTAAAAAGCTACTACAGGGAGAAACAAAAGGGGTTTAAGGCCTTGTTGGATGTAGACAGCGATCAGCAGGCCGACATACTGGCAACAAGCTCCATATTGTTTAAAAGGGAGTGGTTTGACGACATGGACACATGGTTTGACTTTGTTGAGCGCCCAAACATGACCGACTTGTACCTGGGGTACATCATGAAAGAGCGTGGTGTGAAAAAATATATTATAGCGCATAAGGCTGGCTGGCTTCGACACAAAGAAAAAGAAGAAGGCGATGATTACATATATGACGCACACCGAAATAGCTGTAAGGCAGAAACAGATTTTGTAAACAACGTATGGAAACCGTACCTGACATCATCTATCCCGTCATAGAGGCGCACGGCGACAACATTGAGCTGCGCTACTCTCTGAGAAGCCTGTCCAATACAAGGCATGGCAGGGTTATCCTTGTGGGCCATAAGCCCGACTGGGTGCAGGGCGTTACACACCTGCCTTATGAAGATTTGCCCGGGGGCCAGAACCGACTGGCTAATACAGCGATAAAAGAGATGTTAGCTTGTTGTGAGTCGCAGGCACAGGACGTGGTGATAATGCATGATGATGTGTATATAACACGCCCAACAGAAATAGGATATTACACAAACGCCCGATCTGCAAAGGGTGCTGCCGCAGACGCAAAGGGCAGGGGAAGGCCACGATGGGTGCTTGGTGCGCTGCAAAACATACAGAACCTTTTTGGAGAAGATGCATTAACGGCCTATGTGCATGTTCCTCATAGGGTTAACAGGTGTAAAAACATACGGCTCTACGGGCACTATGATGTGGTGGGGGGCGACTATCTCACCTGTGATGTATATGCCAATCAGTACAGTGCAGAACATTTGTGGGAGGCTGTCAGTGACCAAAAGGCCTATCTATCCCCCAATGAGCTGTTGCGAGACGGGGGTAACCCCTTTGTGTCTACCAGTGACCGTGTGGCGGTGAGCAGAGGCTTTGAGGGGATTATGAATAACCTTTTCCCAGACAAGTGCAGATACGAACAATAACCCTTTTTATTAACTCTAAACGACGGACAAATGAAACACATTAGGCTTTATACGCACACCGGTGGCGTTGTCAGGTTTTCCTACAACATGGAGGATCTTCTCGAGGCGGTAAACTCCGAAACGCAGTTTACGGGGCGGAACATACGTGACAACACCGGCAACATTGACCTGGACAAGATGGCGGGGCCAGACGATATTGAATTTGTTGTGCGTTCAATCAAAAGTGCTGCGGACACTTTCGAGTCGTTCATCCCCAAGCACATCAAACCCGCAGAGTTCAAAATCATCATGTTCTCTGACAAGGAGATCACCATCACGCTGTCGGACAACGGCAAGACATCCCGTTCTATTTTAGAGCAGGCCTACGAGCAGTTCCGCAACTACATGGTGAATTTGATGATACAGATGTGGTATCAGAAGTGCGGCTTGCCGCAGACGGCAGAACCCTTCTCTATGTATGCCGCTTCGGCTATACAGAACATCCAGAGGGTGCTCATCCACTCGTTCATCATCGGGCGGCCCTTTGGCAGCCGCTATCCCAAGATCAGCCTTACCGACATTGCACGGCCTTTGAAAGGCAAGTTTTTGGGTGCTTATACCACCGTTGAAATAATGGAAAACATACACGGCGGATCAGAGGAGTCAGCCGACATCGTATATATCGAGCAGGAGAAAGACTACATGATATATAACGGTGCTTCATGGGCGAAGCTCTCTGACATGGTGGAATCAGCAACGCCGCTTAACTGCCGTGATCATATTCCATTTCCGGATACGGCCACCGCAGGCGACTTGTTTGTTGTCACCAAGGGCGGCACCATCGGCGACTATGACGATGTGGTTTATGCCGGAGAGGTGATTTTGTGCATCAGCAACAACACGGCTGACGACTTCCACGACAGTTTGAAAAACTTTATTGTGATCGGGCCGGTGAAATATAACCAGGAGATTGCGTAAATGAGCGTTCCGCAGATAACATACGAGGACAAGGACAAGGATGCCCCTATTGGCACTATTACCCGTACATGGAGGGCTATAGATGCTAACGAGGTAAAGGCTGTGGTAAACGCCCTGGCAGCTCTTATAGGTGCAGGGGGGGAGGGTATTAACCCCGTTGTGGTCGGCGTTGTCAACCTAACCAATGTGACCGTAAACCACAGCTTTGGGCGCACCCCCCTGGTTCGTGTTTTGAACCAGGCAGGACATGAGGTCAGCGTGGTTCCTGTGGACGTAGACGATGACACAATAACAATAAACTTTGGTCGCTCTTTCACGGGCACCGTAATAGCTATCTGATATGCCGGTAAAAGACTATTACCACGACTTAAACTTAGCACAACACGCTCTTTTGCATGCTGTGCTGCACCCGGTAGAGGAGCTTCCCGCAGATCCTGTGGTGGGGCAGGTTTGTACATACCAGGGGTTGCTTCGCTGGTGGGATGGCGTCGCATGGAGGGTAGCGGGGGGATTAGGTGGGTTACAGGGGGCTTTCGATGCATCCGCCAGCGAGCTTCCCTCTGGTGCAGGTGTGGGAGATTTTTGGTTTGTGGATGTTCCGGGAGATGTGGATGGCATGCTCGGCGAGCCGCTGCAGTCAGGAGACATAATTATTGCAATGGACGGTGCAGCCCATGATGATCCTGAGAACTGGATATTTATTTATGCTGCCAAAGACCAGGCCACAGAAACTGTCTACGGTGTTATGCGTATTGCTTCCGTGGAGGAGGTCAGGGCAGGAGAAGATCATCAGAAGGCGGTAACACCCCACGGCCTTGCCCACATGAAGGCTGATGAGTACGAGGCCCTGGACGAAGATGAAAACGACAGGTTTTTAACGCCCAAAGGGCTACGATATGTAACTGCAACCGAGCAGAGAAAGGGTATTGTTCGTTTGGCCACATCCGAAGAAGTAGAAGAAGGAGAGTCTGACGACACAGCCATATCGCCAGCCACCCTTGGAGAGCACGTGGGCGCACAACCCGAAAGGCAGCCCATCACAGAGACACCGCTTCCGCAAATAAAGCTGAGAAGCCCCGATGAAACAGTGTGGATCATTACAATATCTAATGCGGGGGTTTTACAGGCAAGCGAAGATCTGGAATCTTAGAGAGGCATAAAAATGAACAAGGTATTGTCACATGATGATATTATATTAACCTTTGAAGGCTATGATCTTTACGCTCCCGATACAACGACTGCCGTTGGCGAATACTACTACGGAGTGATAGAAACCGAACAAAGGCCAGAACCCCCATCTATAGACTTTAACGCTCTAACCCGTGTAGTGGGAGGCATCCCTTCCGGGCTAAGTGTTCCATATCCTGATCAGGTGGGGTTCATTGTTTTATGTATCCCTTTTGCAAGTGCTCCCCGGCGCAGGTGGTGGATGGCCACCAACAACAAAGGGCCGATAGGTGGAGGGTGGCAGGGGCCTGAGGAAAAGCCGGTAAAAAGCTATTTTAACCTGTTTCCAGATCCCGAACCAATAGAACACAATGGGGTTGTTTACAGGGTGTATGTTTCTACATATCCCACACGAGTTAAAAGGCCGATAGTCTTTTATAGTTAAGCCCATGAGCTGGAAGATACACGATAACCCGCTGCTGATAGCGCCCAAGATACTGGATGCCAGATATGGGCCGTGGTCGAGTGTTGGGGCTGCCCTTGACTTTATCAAACCTCACATGCGTGTCAGGGGGCTTACCGTGGGCATTGTCATTACAGAGGGTGAGAACAATATTATACAGGAATATTGGTTTAGGGGCGGAGTGGATGATCCGGACCTGGTGCCAAAGACTACGGGGGAGGTATGGGAAGACCACGACCGCCTCCACTCCCTTGTATCTTCCGATGATCATGCACCCGATGAGGAGGCAAAGGGGCAAATAATCATAATGGACGAAGTGGAAGGTAAACC